CGATTACAGTAAAACATCTATTGACTGGATTATGCATTTACATAATAGTGAATCCTATGATTTAGCTGAAATGGTTATGAATTTTAAAGATAAAGAGTATCTAAGAGTTATTCACCAAACTACTATTATATCACATACCGGTCAATTAATTAAACCATTTTTTGATAGCCTAGAAAGATCCATCGCTGAATTTGGAGGTGAAGATAACTATAAAAATTATTTAGATAAGTTTAGAAAAACAAAAATTACTTATGTTAATTTAGATTTAATAAATAACTTCGAAAAGCTTTTACCTTATTTTAATTCAACAGGTAATTTTATAAGTACATCTAATATTTTTTGTACTGATTATGTACATGCCTTTATGGATATAGATCACGTTAAAAGAAGATGGAACACTTTCTTAAAATCTATACCAGAAGATACTTACTTTACAGGTTTTGACCCTTCTTCTAAATTTTATTCTAATATTTTAAACAGAGAAGAGACCTTATTACCGTTTATTCAGAAAAACTTAATATAATGAATAACGACTTTGATATATTAGTTGCTTCTGGTGATAGTCATACCGCAGGAGCAGAAATAGAATTTGCATATCAAGGAAGCTGTTATGAAAAAGCATGGCCTAAACATTTAGCAAGTAAACTAAAAGTTCCTGAATGGTGTAATTTAGCAATACCTGGAGCAAGTAATGCAGCTATTTACAGAACGGTTCAAACCTGGGTAGTAGAAAACGTACTAATAAAAAAATTATACAGTCCTAATAAAGTAGTAATAACAGTAATGTGGTCTGGTTTTAATCGTTACGAAATTCTTTTAAAAGAAAGAAACGAATTAATAAATATTAGCCCTAATGTAGTATTTGATGAGACCTATACAAGAGATATAATAGATAGAGTAGGTATGAGACTTAGATTTGAGGTTCTTAACCATGATAATTTATTTGATAGTTATACTAATCTTTTTTATGTAGTAAATTTAGAAAGGTGGTTAACTAGTTTAGGTATAACTAATTTTCATAGTAATGGCATAATGAAATTTGAAGGCGTTGCAGATACAAGAGGAAGATATGAAGATAGTATGGGATTTAAAGCAGATCATATATTAGAAGCTGACTATAATAGCCTTTTATCTTTATATACTCGTAAAAAATACCATCATTCATTTCGTGATTGGAGAACAGCATTTTGGGGTTACTATGATAAGCACAAAGGTTTTAAAGAATCTAAGTTTGCAAAAACTCACCACTTTGGCGAAGATGTACAAAAAGACTATGCCGAAAGAATGTACAGGTTTTGGTTCACAGATGATATGGACGAAGAAAAAGCAGCTCAATACAATAGTAACTTATCTTAAAAAATGAAAGCTTTAATTATATCAGGGTTCCTATACGATTTATCAGATAACATTATACCATTTTTAGATAAAAAGACAGACGTATATATACATACGTGGGACGTTAAAGATAATAAGAGATGGATTAATAAGTTAAAAAGGTATAAGAAATATTGTAATGAATTAAAAGTAGTTACTGAAGAACCTAAATTTGAAACTAAACTTTATTCTTATTTCTACTCTACTTGGAAAGCTGTAAATATTATAGAAGATATAGATAAGTATAAAACTATAATAAAGTTTAAACCTAATTTAAATTCTAACAAAATTAAATATAAAGGAGCTATAGACAGGTACTTTCAGAAAGCAGCAATACAGAGTAGACCTTTACTAGATCAAGTAACTAAAGAAGAATGTATTTTCGGTTCTATATACTATAGGACGTTAGATGAGAGATTATTTACTGGGTATAGTTATGCTTTTAAGAAAGCTTTTAAAATTAGCGAAGGTACTTTTAAAAAAGAAATGCTAACATTAAACCAGAAATTAATATTACAGTACAGAGATAACTATGAAGGCAGTATTTTTTGGAGTAATTGGTTTGAAAATAGAGGATTATTTCTTATCTTAGATACAGACTTAAGTATACCTAATAATAAATAAAATGAGTAAACCTATTAAACTAAGAGCAGAAGAAGTTAAGATGCTAGAAGTAATCCGACTAAGAAGGAAAGCTGTCAGTGATGAACTCTCTGATATTGGACATTTAAGGTTAAAAATTAAAAGAAAAGAAGAGAAAGTAGAAGAATTTGATGATAATACTCGTCAAATGGAAAAAGATCTTGCAAAGGATTTAGAAGTAAAGTATGGTAGAGGATCTATAGATACTGAAACAGGGACCTTCACACCTATAACTTAATACTTTTTCATACAACCTTACACTATTTATATATGTGAATAAGTACCACCTTGATTATGTGGTTTCGAATATTTGCATATATTTATATAAGACATTAAATAAACTTTACCGAAAATGGCAGAAACAATAGTCTCACCGGGTGTATTTCAAAGAGAAAACGATATATCTTTTATCGCCCCAGCACCTCTAGAAGCAGGAGCAGCAATATTAGGACCTACAGTCAAAGGACCAGTAGAAGTACCTACACTTGTTACATCCTATAACGAATACGTAAGAAAATTTGGAGATACTGTAACATCAGGATCCGATTCTTATGAATACTTAACATCAATTGCAGTAAAATCTTACTTCTCTCAAGGAGGTAATTCTTGTTTAGTAGCAAGAGTAGTAACTGGTTCATTCTCTGAAGCAGATAGTACTGATATAGCTGCAACAACAGGAAGTGCATCTTCTCCGTTCACAATTAGAACGATCGGTAGAGGAGCATTATACAATAACGCAACAGGATCAGCAGATACTGGAGGAGAGAACAGCGATGGATCTTTACTTTCTGGATCAGCTAATAACTTAAGATGGGAAATCTCAAATGTAAGCTCTGCCAAAGGAACATTTACATTATCGGTAAGAAGAGGAGATGATAGCCACAAAAATAAAGTTATCCTTGAAACATTTAGTAATCTTTCATTAGATCCAAATGCAGACAATTTTATTCAGAAATTAGTTGGAGATAACCAATTATCTAAAGCAACGGATAGCGCAGGTGTAACATACATCAAAGCATCTGGTTCTTATTCTAATAGTTCAAACTACATTAGAATAGCATCAGTACCAAACGCTACCCCAGATTATTTAGCTAATGATGGCTCTACTATTAACTCTGGAGGTTCTTTAGGTATAGCTTTTAACAACTACTTACCTACAGCACAATCAGGATCATTCTATAATGCCACAGGAGATACTCTAGCAGCAAACGAAAACAAATGGTTTGAAGCAATTAATGCTAATAATCAAGGACTTACTGGTGGATGTTATGATGACATGGTAACAGTATTAGAAAATTCTGACGAATATAAATTTAATGTAGTATCAGCACCAGGGTTAAATAAAAATAACCATAGTGGTACTGTAGATAAATTAATTTCTTTAGCAGAGACTAGAGGAGATAATATTGCAGTAGTAGATCTTTACGGATTTGGAGCTTCTGTAGCTAACGTTACAACTAAGGCAGACCTATTAAATAGTTCTTATGCAGCAGCATACTGGCCTTGGTTACAAACTTCATCAGCGACAGGCAAAAACGTATGGGTACCAGCATCAATTTACATTCCAGGAGTATATGCATTCACAGATGGAGCAGCAGCACCATGGTTTGCACCAGCAGGACTTGTAAGAGGTGGAATTCCAGGAGTAATTCAAGCAGAAAGAAAATTATCTAGAAACGATAGAGATACTTTATATGATGCTAAAGTTAATCCAATTGCTACATTCCCAGGAACAGGTATTGCAATCTTTGGACAAAAAACATTACAAACTAAAGCAAGTGCTTTAGATAGAGTAAATGTACGTAGATTATTAATTGATCTTAAGAAGTTTATCGGAGATCAAGCACAAGGTTTAGTATTCGAACAGAATTCTATAACTACAAGAAACAAATTCTTAGCAGCAGTTAATCCATATTTAGACGGAGTTACACAAAGACAAGGTCTATATGCTTATAGAGTAGTAATGGATGATACTAACAACACTGCTGACGTAATAGATAGAAACCAATTAGTAGGTCAAATCTTTATCCAGCCAGCTAAGACAGCAGAATTTATAGTACTAGACTTCGTAGTTGAGCCAACAGGAGCAACATTTGGAGCATAATTTAAAATTTAGATATTTATAATAAAGTAAAATAGCATGGCAGTATTAGACCCAAACGAAATAATGTTTAGAGCCTTCGAGCCGAAGGTACAAAATAGATTTGTCCTTTATGTAGATGGAATACCATCCTTCTTAGTAAAGAACGTATCGGCTCCAGAATTCACAGACGAAGTGATTAAATTAGATCACATCAATACTTACCGTAAGATTAGAGGTAAGAGAGAGTGGGCTGATATAACAATGACTTTATATGATCCAATCACACCATCAGGAGCACAATCTGTAATGGAGTGGGCTAGATTATCATATGAATCAGTAACAGGTAGAGCTGGATATTCAGATTTCTACAAAAAAGATTTAACTCTTAATATATTAGGACCAGTAGGAGATATAGTTGGTGAATGGGTAATCAAAGGAGGATTCGTTACAACAGCTGATTTCGGTGATTATGACTGGGCTAACAGTGAAGTAGTTGACCTATCGTTAACGGTAGCAATGGACTACTGTATATTAAATTACTAACCGCTATATTACATACTTTATTAAGAACCCGGCATTTAGTCGGGTTTTTTGTTGCCTAATAAATTTTTTCTTCTTATATTTATAATAAGACAAGTTATACTTAAACGTTATTTATGAGTACAAAATTTAAATTACCTACAGAAACAGTCATTTTACCCTCAAAAGGAGTACTTTACTCCGAAGATTCTCCATTATTTAAAGGAGAAATAGAGATGAAGTATATGACAGCCAAGGAAGAAGACATTCTTACTAATACAAACTACATAGCACAAGGTACAGTAATAGATAAACTATTACAATCTCTTATAGTCACAGAAGGAGTTAACTTCGATGATATATTAATAGGAGATAAAAATGCTATAATGGTAGCTGCTAGAATACTTTCTTACGGAGCTGAATATAAAATTACTTACGGAGGCAAAGAACATATTGTTGATTTATCTAATATAGACGAAAAACAAGTTGATTTAGAAAGTTTAAAAGGATCTAATAATAAATTCGATTTTACTTTACCTAAATCAGGTTTAAAAGTTACATATAAGCTTCTCACACATGCAGATGAGAAAAGTATCGAAAAAGATCAAGAAGGAGCTAAAAAA